CGTGAATCCGAGTGGAACACCACCGGCAGCGATACCCCACCAGGGCTGTATCTAGTCGGCAAGGTTTACCGAGACTATGAGCAGAATCCGTCAGCCACGTTCAGCGCTGATCGTCGGGCTTATGGCTGGTATTCACTTGACCTGATCGGGCAGGAGGGGCAGGAGGGCCCCGGCAGCAAGTACGGCCGTGGCGGCATCATGATGCACGGCGGCGGCAGTGCCTGCGGATGGCCCGGTGCGTGGGCGCCACGGCAGCCTTTGCATCCCACGCTCGGCTGCATCCGGCTCCACAACGTAGACCTCAGGGATCGCGTGCTTCCATTGCTTGCGCTGGGTCGCATCTGGGTGTCAGTGCTCCAAGAAGCAGCGTGATGATCCGCGTGTTCTGGTTCAATGGCGGAACATTCCATCAGGATGTGCCGGATAATGAAGCGAGAGAGCTAATCCGACGCCTCAGGTGTACTGGGTTCTTGGTGTGGTGTCATCGGCTTGTTCCTGAATCGCTAACCCACCGGAAACCTGATAGCAGCGCCTTGCGCCCATGTCGGAGTTTCGATCGCTGATCGATGAAACCGAACTCCACACCAAACGCGCTACCAAACACCGATTCAGAGCACGAATCTTTGAAGCCTGGAATTACCAGTGTGCCTACTGCAACCAACCAGCAGACACCCTTGATCACGTCATCCCGCGATCTGCTGGTGGGCTCACTGTTGCCGGCAACCTGATCCCAGCCTGCCGACGATGTAATGGCGCGAAATCATCTGCCGATTGGCGTGATTGGTTCGCCGCGCAATCCTGGCATTGCCCTGATCGCGCATTACGAATCGATGGCTGGCTTAATCCACCCACCACCAACGCAGCATGACAATCGATCCCAGGTTTCGCGTCGCCGTACTGACGAAAACGCCTAACCCGCAGCGTACAATCTGGGCCGCCATGCACCAGGATTACAGCGAGAACTGGGTAGCAGCTGAACCGATACCCGATGAAACCCGCGCCGGGCAAATTGCCGTCAAGCGCCTACTCAACGGCGAACGCGGGCACTTCGGGCCACTTGAGCATCCCCAGATCACCCTTGCCGTTGGCTGGTTCCCGCACTCAGTAATGCAGCAAGCCCGCACCCATCGGGTTGGTGTTTCGTTTGATGTGCAATCCGGTCGCTATACCGGCCAACGAATCCTTGACGTAGTATCAGGCGCCAGAGAAGTGGAAGAGGTATTCTACCTGCGGCCAGTTGGTGAATACAGCGACCGTCAAGGCGCGAAGTACACCTACACCGAAGATCAGCGCATTGCTGACCTGGCACGGTGTTACGACGCTGCTGCGCACTATGCCCAACGGCTCAGGGAAGGGTTATCCGAAGAACATGCACGCGGAACGATTCCGTTTGATGTGCGTCAGCATTTTGTTGTATCGTTCAGCCTGCGGGCAGCTCTGCACTTCCTCGACCTACGTGCCAAAGCGGACGCACAGGATGAGATCCGCCACCTCTGCGGCCTGATCTGGCCGCACTTTGAATCATGGGCACCTGAAATCGCCAGCTGGTATCAGAAGGCACGCTGGGGCCGCGCCAGGCTGGCGCCTTAGGCCGCGTCGCGCAGCGCCTCGAACGTCATGCCAAGCACCCGCACTGGCCGTTGCTGGCGTATTGCAATGGTGATAGCCGCCTGGCTCACGTGGAGCTCAGCGGCCGCCTGGTTGGCACTGGGCCAAACCTGACCGCTCTCCAGGCACCGTATCCGCCAGTCACCGCGATGCCGTGGGTACCGGTTGGCCACCTGCTCAGCCAGCTCGCGATCCTCGAGCAGCTGGAACAGGCGATCTGCGTCGAATCCACCCAAGGCCTGTGGGCGCTGCCGTGCCAGGCGGCGCCAGGCCGGTCGACTTACGTACCGAAACTTCCCACGCCAGACCGGTCGAAGGATCTCCTTGATGTGTTTCCGGCCTAGCCAGGCCTCAACCCTGGTACCAGGACAGCCCAGGATTTCAGCTGCACCACCGCTGGTAACCCACTCACCAGTTCGCACCCTGGCAGCGTGGCCCATCCTGATCAGCCGCTGCTGAATTGCGCGATGGGTGCGCTCAGGCCAGCCATGTTCTGCTGCATGCCTTTGATACAACCGCACGATTTCCTTTAACGGCAGATCGCCGGCCATTGTTTCAAGGAACTCCGACTCGGCGCTGGACCAACGAACTCCCAGGATCACGCCACCGCCTTCCCGCGCTTGGCCTCCCTGGCTTCAATCACATGCCGCGCCCAGCCTCGCGGGTTCTTCATCCCCCGGCGTTTACCAACGTCAATCAGCTGCTCCAGCGTGGTGGCCGTGGCCTGCTCGCGCTTCGCTTCCCGCCGTTGGATCTCAACCAGCTCACCGGGAACCTGCATAATCTCCCGCCGCTCAGGGGTGAATTGGTGGCCGCAGTCGGGGCAGACTGGTTTTGCCGAGGGCATGCAACTGAAACATGCCGGACAGACCTTCACTGATGGGGCCTTCTCGCCACCTTGGCGGCCAACCTTTCCCTCTAGGCTCCACTCGCGATCATCGGTCGGCAGGCCGTGCCGGTGGCTGTTGCCAACGTGATCCAACACCACGGCATACGGCTTGCCGTCGCACTTCCGCAACCCACGGCCTACCTGCTGGAGATATAGGGACAGGCTGTCTGTTGGCCTTAACAGCTGCACGCCTGCGACACTGGGAATGTCTGTGCCTTCGCTCACGATTTCACAGCTGAACAACGCTTTGAGCACTCCATCGCCTAGGTCGCTGATCATCTGCCGGCGCAGGATTGGATCGGTCTTGCCGTCCAGCGATGCCGCCGGAATCCCAGCCTCTCGATACAGCTCGGCCATCGCCGCAGCATGGGGGACGCTGATGCAGAACCCCAGCACCGTGCCGTTGTGGATCGGCGCGATCTCCCGGCGGTAGTGGCCAACCGGATCGCCCATCGCCTCGCGAACGCCGAGGATCTGCGAGGCCTTCGCTTTGCCGGTCGGCGTGTCGAAGTTCCTGATGCCAGACAGGTCCACGCCTGGCGGCGCCAGCACCCTTGCCCTGGCCAGGAAGCCCTGATCGGTCAGCCACTGCGCGGTAGGCCCCAGCACCAGGTGACGGAAATACCCGCCGTGCCCCTCTCCCAGGCCTTCGCCTGACAGCCGCTGTGGCGTGGCCGTCAGCCCCACCAGGTAGGCGTTGGGCCATGCGGCGATCACCTTGCCCCACTTGTTCCCTTCGATCAGGTGGTGGGCTTCGTCCTGAATGATCAGCGTTGGCGCCGGGACCTTGTGCAGCCGCCTGGCCAGGGTGTCCACGCTGCAGACCTGGACCGGCTGGCTCAGGTCCATGCTCCGGTGCATGGCGATCAACCCATGGCGCACGCCGTGATTGCTCATCCGGCCCGAAAGATCCTCAATCAGTTCCTTTCGGTGCGCCAGCACATAAACCCTGTGGCCGCGCTGTGCAGCCGTGGCCGCCATGTGCGCAGCCACCGTGCCCTTGCCCGACCCGGTCGCCATCGTGCCCACCACGCGGCGATGGATGCGCAGCGCAGCGGAGATGTCGGCGGTGAAGGTTTGCTGATAGGGGCGGAGGGTGAGGGTCACGCGGCTGCACCAGTAGCAAGAATGCGCCTGAGCTTTTCAATTGGCTGCAAGTCTTTCTGTGGAACGAAATATGCTGGATCTCTGCCACCGTGCCCTTTTAGCCATTTTGATTGTTTGGCATCAGCGCCAAGCATGTAACCCCTAACTTGATAAGCCGGAAAAGACCCGGTTACAAGCACAAAGTAATAGTCGTCTCGATCGCTTGGCCTAACAAGCAAATCAAACCAATCCTGTGATCTAGTTTTAACCTGTACGCAGCAGCCAATATCTGGTTTGTCAAAATGATTTAGCGTTGCCGGCCAGTGCGTATTTAAGGCCTTTGCGGCTGCTTGCTCGCCGCAGGCTCCCTCCATGTGGATTTGCCATGCCTTGTCAGGATCAGCTCCGTAACGATCTTTTCGGCCTTTCATCACCGAAGATATATGGCGCATGGCTCCAACTTGCGCAGCATTGGCGGCTTCGGGGAACGTCAGCTTTATCTCCACGGTGCGTGTGTGGTGAATAACAGCCACCGCCCACCCCACTTACTGCCGCCCGGATGGTCATCAACCTGGAACCAGCGGCAGTCCTCGATGGGACCCGTACAGACCAGAGGCCGATCCCTGCGCTCCTACACACAGGGCACCCACCGCCTGGTCCGGGCAGCGGTCGGCATGATCAGGGAGCAGAGCTTCGGTGCGGTGGCTCTCACATCATACCGTTGCAGTTGCGCAAGCGCAACGCTATGCTGGCAATCAGCACCGCACGCGCCGCACCAATGCCCACCTGGCCCCCAGTCGCCGGTAAACGATCCATCTTCCTGGAACTACCCCCACAACACCTCGCGCACCTCGACGCACAGGCCAAATACGAAGGCTGCAGCAGAGCCGCATACCTCCGCCGACTGGTGGTCACCGACCGCGACCGCGAGCCGACTCACGCCTCAATCATCCCCTGCCCGCCAGGCGACAACCCCCGCGCTGCCACCTTCGAGATGCTCGACACCCTCGTTGATCACCTCGACCTCCAAGCCTCCCGCCACGACTGCAGCCGCGCCGCTTTCATCCGTCACCTGATCGCCCGCGATATCCGCCGGCAGGGCGCAGCACGCTGAGCGATGAGCGATTACCCCTCGCTTCATGACTGCCCCAAGTGCGGCCACCCTTGCGATTTCAACCCTAGGCCAGACACCCAGCATTGGGGATCAATCCGCTGCCAGCAGCACGGCTTCCTGTGGATTCCTAAGCCATCCGAAGACCGCAAGCCACGGCGGAAAACGAATGAGTGCCTCAAGCATCTGCTGCCTGAGGCCATGCGGTCGCATTGCTGGCACTGCATGCGCCAAGAGGATCACCTCAAGCTCTTGCGGCCTTCGGTGTGCCTGCAGGTGCACCACATCATCGAGGTGAAGCATGGCGGCACTGACGACCCGGCAAACCTTCAACTGGTCTGCGCTGAGTGCCACGCAGAGATCCACCGGCGCCGTGAGGCGTTCGCTCGTTACCAGACCCGCAACTGACGATGCCAACGCTCCTAGAACAGCTCCAGGAGCTCCCAGCATCCTGGGGACTCGTTGCCGTCAGCGGCAACAAGCGGCCATACCTAGACAACTGGCAAGCCAATCCCCTCACCAAGGAGCAAGCCGCCAAAGAGATCACCATTGGCAGCGAAATCGAGTTCAAGGTAGGAGATAAGACTGAGAAGAGGATCGTTAAGGCCAAAGCCATCGGCGTCATCGCTGGCCCGCTTTCAGGCGGCCTCCTGTTCCTAGATCACGACGGCATATCAGCGACTGAGCAGCTCGAAAAACTAGGCATCCCGCCCCGCAGCCTCCCCAAAACCGCCACCTGCACCTCTGGCCGCGATGGCCGCTTTCAGGTGCTGTTCACGGTGCCTGAGCGCTACTGGCCCAGGATGCGTAACCGCCGCGTCTTCGACACTGGCAAGGTGGACGCTGACGGCAAGGCTGAGCAGCTCGACCTTCGCTGGAATCGTCACCAGTCCGTCGTCATCGGCGCTCACCCCATCACCGGCAGCTACCGCTGGATCAAAGGCCGATCACCCGCAGAAGCCGGGGTTGCTGAGGCACCAGAATCTCTGATCGCCCTGTTATTCGAGGATCCCGAGCCGCAACCCACACCGCTGCTTACTGCCGCACCTCAACCCACCATCCCAGCAACCCTGCCGTTGCTGGACTTCATCACTCTTGACAGCCGTACTCTCGTTGAAACCGGCGGCACGCCTGGTCAGTGGAATGACGATCAGCTCAAGCTGGCCCTCGACCTGCAGGGTACCGAGCAATGGATCATCGATCAGGGCCATCGCCCCGACATCACAGCGGCTGAGGCCTTTGAGCAGCACATCTCAGCAGCTCAGGCCAAGGCCAGGGACTTCGACGCACGCAAGGCCCGCAAACGCTTCGAGGGCGCAGCTGCGCACAACCCACACCCCGGCACCCCCCTCGACAAGCTCGAATCACGGCTGAGGTTTCACACCCGGACTGCCAGACCGGCGCTGCCGCCTAGAACCACTGCTCTGGCTTCCTCGCCTAACGCCAAGACGATCGGTGAACTGGAGTCGGAACTAAAGGAAGCACGATCCACGCTCAAGGGGCTCCAACCAAGCTCGCCAGATTTCGAGCGCACAAAGGCGAAGATCAAAGGCCTGGCCAAGCAGGTCTCTGAACTCAACCAAGGAATCTCGTCATCACCCGGCAAGCTGCAGCCCGTGGACGCAGCTGAGCTGCTCACCATGCTTCGCGCACAGGCTGGCTCCGACCGGATCCGGTTCAACCGATTCAGCCAACAGATCGAGATGGACGGCGCCGTGCTGGAAGGCGCCGAGCGGTTCTACCTCTCGCTCGCCGAGCAGGGCTACAAGGTCTCGAAGGAGCTCGCGGTGGACTGCCTGGTCCAGGTGGCGCACGAACACCCCTACGACCCCGTGGCGCTCTACCTGGAGCACGTCGCCGCCACGGTTGAGCCGGCCTACATCGGCGGCCTAGCAAGCGCATACCTCAGGCCCGAAGACGCAGACTTAGGCAAAACCACCATCTACGACCACATGATCCGGTGCACCCTCATCGGTGCCGTAAAACGGATCTTTGAGCCGGGCTGCAAACACGATACCGCTTGCGTCCTGATGGGTGAGCAAGGCGCCCGCAAATCATCCTTCTGGTCTGCCCTCGGCGGCGCGTTCTTTTCTGATGCCCTAGGCGACATCTCCAGCAAAGACGACCTAATGGTTCTGCACCGCTCATGGATCATGGAATGGGCGGAACTCGACCACATCATGGGCCGAAAGCACGCCGGCCAGATCAAATCGTTCCTTTCCCAATCAACCGACCTATTCCGCGTGCCCTACGGCAAGGCCACCGAAGCATTCCCCAGGCGCGGGATCATCGTTGGCTCAACAAACCGCTCAACCGGCTTCCTCCAAGATGACACCGGCAACCGCCGCTTCTGGGTGGTTCCCACAACTTGCACCGAAACCAAACCAATCGATACGCCCAACCTTATGGCCGAAAGGGACGCCATCTGGGCTGGTGCTGTCAAGGCCTACCGCGACGGCGAAGCCAACTTCCTGCCGCCTGAACTGGCCACGATCGTCAGCCAAGAGAACGAAAACTATCAGGTGGAAAACCCGTGGAAGACGCCCATCGTTGACTGGCTGTCCAGGCCCAGTAATTTCAACGCTGAACTCACATCAGAGACGATCCTCAGCAAAGCCATCGCTAAGCCCACTGAACGGCAGACCCGTGCTGATCAAATGCAGGTGGCCACCATTATGCGTGAACTCGGCTACGGCAAGGCTCGGCGTAGCGTTGCTGGTGTCCAACGGTGGGTGTTCACCAAGGGCTGAGCAGCTGCTAACCATCGCCCTCCCAGGTCGGCAACTTGCTGACCTCTTTTTTTGTCTCATCCTGGGACCCACCCTGGACTGACGGGATTGCCAACCTGGTCGGCAGAGGTTAGCAGCGGCAAATCGGCTGCGGCGCATGGCGTCTTCTACCCTTGCTAACCTTCTAACCTCTTAAGAAGAATTGATAAAAAGAGGGGAGATAGGGGGGTAGGAGGCAGGAATAGCCGTTTTCCTGCCTCCTAAGACAAAGGTTGGCAGAGGTTGGAAGTTGGCAACCCCCTGGATCCGTTGCCCACCCGCAACACATCCGCTCTCGGCAGGCAAACTGCAGCAACAGCAACAGACCGGGTGACGCTCAGCAAGCTCCAGCTGATCCGCCACAGCCCTGAGCTGTTGGAAATCCGCATCCCATACAGCCACGCTGATCCGCACGAGTTCCTACTCGCATCAGACATTCACCTCGACAACCCACACTGTGACCGCGAGCTCCTGCGCAAACACCTCAAGCACGTTCAGGGTCGTGGCGGTCATGCCCTCTTTTTCGGTGACATCCTTTGCCTGATGCAGGGCAAGAAAGACCGTCGTGGCTCCAAGGGCTCCATCCGCCCTGAGCACCTCGGTAGCAATTACTTCGATCTAGTATTCAGCGAATGCGCGGAATGGCTTAAACCATTCGCGCAAACCATCCTGATGATGAGCGATGGCAACCACGAAACCGCCATCATCAACCACAACGAAATCGACCCGCTCGGCAACATGACCCGCCTCATGCGGGATCGCTACAGCTCACCGGTCGAACACATGCGCTACCAAGGCTGGATCTGGTTCACCTTCTACCGCCCCGGTAAAACCCGTGGTGAACGCATCCGCCGCGTTGCCCTGTTCTTCCATCACGGTGCATGGGGCGGCATCGTGACCAAGGGCACCCTCGGTGGCATGCGTTATGCAGCCGTCGCAGAGGCCGACCTCTACGTCAACGGTCATAACCACGAACGCACCATCGTTTCCCACCCGTGCTACCGCCTCACGGCCGCCGGCCGCCAGCGCATCGCACAGCGCTGGCACGTCCAGACCGGCACCTACAAGGAAGAGTTCGCAGAAGGCGCTGGCTGGGCCGTCGAGCGCATCGTGATGCCTAAATCGCTCGGTGGTGTGTTCCTACGCCTTAGGCCCACCCCAGACGGCGTTGACGTGGCCCTGGAGCCCGCCACCTGATGCGGTTGCCCAACAGCAACGCAACCCGCTAAGCTGTAGGCGATCACCGCACCCGCACACCAGTGCCAGCCGGTAGGCCTTCAACGCTCACTGACGAGATCATCGCCAAGGCGCAGCAGATGGCAGATCTTGGCCTTCCCCATGCCCTCATGGCATCCAGGCTTGGTGTTGCAAAAACAACCTGGGAACGTTGGATTCAGAAAGGCCGCAATTCTGATGAGTCAACAAATGAAGGCAGATTGTGGGGAGTCATCAATAGGGGCGTTTCCAAAATTGCAGAGTCTTACCTGCAATCCCTTCACGGCCAAGCTGAATCAGGCAATGTCAACGCCATCACCTGGCTCCTAACGCATCACCCAATTACACGCGATCAGTTCAGCGATGCTGCCGCTGAGCGTCGCGCTGTTCAACGCACACTTGGCACGGTCGTTCAAGCCATCG